CGATGCGTTCACGCACGACCCGTCACAGGGCAAGGAGTTTATGTTCATCCGCACAACGGGCGACAGGCTGACCATCGTGCCAACGAACAACCTGTTGTTCGAGGAGCGGTCATTCACCGTTGACAAGGGCTGGCCACGCCTCAAGAAATCCACAGAAGTGTGGTCATGCGAATGACGAATAAGGATGTGCGCGATCCGCGCGACTGACTTGGGTGTGCCGGGAAGACTTTCCAATATTGGGGAGTCGGCACATCGCCCCCCGCTGGCAGACCGGGCCAAGATGTCTGCCAAACAAGGACATACAATGCAGCTTCGAGATTATCAGGAATCCGCCGTGCAGGCGGTGCGCGATAGCTTTCGCGCTGGTCACAAGCGCACCCTGCTGGTCAGCCCGACCGGCAGCGGGAAGACGGTGATCTTTTCATACATTGCCGCCGGCATGGCGCGGAACAACAAGCGCATCCTGATCGTGGCCCACCGCCGCGAACTGCTGAAGCAGATCAGCAACGCCTTGAAGAAGGTCGGCGTGGCGCATGCGGTGATGGCAGGCGGGTATCGCGGCGTGCCTACGGCGAACGTCGTCGTGGCCTCCGTGTTCACGCTCGTGAAGCGAATCAAAGGCATGCAGCCGTTCGATCTCATCATCGGCGACGAGGCCCACCACTTCACGCCTGACTCCAGCTGGGGCAAGGTCGTCATCGGCTTCCCGGGCGCCCGCGTATTAGGCGTCACAGCCACGCCTGAGCGCCTCGATGGCAAAGGGCTGGGGCAGATGTTCGAAGACATGGTGATGGGCCCTACGGTGGCTGAATTGACCGCTCAGGGGTTCCTATCCCATGCCGTGGTCTATGCGCCGAGTGCGCCGAATCTGGACGGTGTCGGCACCCGCATGGGCGACTACGTGCAGAAGCAGCTTGAGGAGGCGATGGTTAAGACCGTCATCACCGGGAGCGCGGTCAAGCACTACGGGAAGTATGCGCCGGGCAAGAAGGCTATCGCGTTCTGCGTGAGCGTGAGGCACGCTAAGGATGTGGCTGCAGAATTCCGGGAAGCAGGATTCACCGCGAGCCACATCGACGGGGGCATGAAAGAAGAGGAACGCGACGGCGTCCTGAAGGCGTTCGAGGAAGGCCGGGTGCAAGTGCTGACCAGCTGCGATCTGGTGAGCGAGGGCTTCGATCTACCAGCGGTGGAGGTGGCAATCCTGCTGCGCCCGACGAAGTCTCTGGGCCTATACCTGCAGCAGTGCGGGCGCGCTATCAGGCCGCACCCTGACAAGGAGAAGACCATCATCCTCGATCACGCCGGCAACACGGCGCGGCACGGGTTCATCGACGACGACCGCGAGTGGACGCTGGCCGATGGGTTCGTTCAGGGGCGTGGCAACGGCGACAAGGCGGAGACGGTGCGGACATGCACTGCCTGCTTCGCCATGCACAAGCCGAGCCCGACCTGCCCGGTGTGTGGTTACGTCTATCCGGTCAAGCCGCGCGTTGTGAAGCACGTCGATGGCGATCTGGTGATGATGGCCCGCGAGGGTGAACAGGACATCACGACCGACGAGGGCATGCTCCAGAACAAGTTCAAGGTGCTGATCAGCGTCGGGCGCAAGCGTGGATATAAGAACCCAACGCTCTGGGCATATAATGTCATCTGCGGTCAGGAGGCCGCGCGGATTGCGAAGAAAGTGGGAACACGAAACATTCCGACCACGAATGGGCTTACTCAGGAAGAGAGGGTATCGATATGGAAGACGATAAATGGAACGGGTCAGAGTGCGACGCGGTATTGATTCCTCTGTCGCTGATACACGCGCTGTCAGTTGGGCTGCTGAGGGCGCTGGACGAATGGCAGGAAGAGCGCGGCATTGAGGAGATGGACGCGGACAAGTGTGTCGTTGCGATGGCCGCCGCTGTCAGCGCCGCAATGGAAATGCTGACCAGCGAGAACGAAGGGTTTACGATCCAGTGAAGGAGGCCGTTCTCCAGCAGGAGATTCGCCTCGCTCTGGGCCAGCGCCAAGACATCATGATGTTCCGCATCAACGTGGGCAAGTTCCGACCGCTGGACGGTGGGCCCCGCGTTATCCAGTCGGCGCCGGAGGGAACGCCCGATCTGCTGGGGGTCATCTCCCCCGGGCGCGCGTTCGCAATCGAGGTCAAGGCCCCGCGCGGCACACAGCGCACCGTGCAGATTGCATGGCAGGCTGCGTGGGAAAAACGTGGCGGAATCTACATCTTAGCCCGTTCTCTCGACGATGTTTACAGGGGGCTTGACATAAATCCGTAGACAGCCGTATGCTACAAGCCTTACAACAACAAGACCGGAGGTATACATGGTAGCAGTATCTGTGCGTGACCAGATTCACTGGCACGAGTTGAGATTAAAACACATCGGCGCAAGCGAAGTCGCCGCGCTCTTCGACATGTCCCCGTTCACGACGCTCTGGCAGTTGTGGATGGAGAAGTCTGGCAAGCTGCCGCCCGAAGATCTCTCGGGCAACAAGTTTATTCAGGCAGGCACCTTCCTTGAAAGCGGCATCGCTAACTGGGCGGCGCACCGTTGGGACATGAAGATCGATAAGGTCGTCGATTACTTCACGGCGGACGACTGCCTCGGCATGGGCGCATCGCTGGACTTCCAGACGGACGGTGGTCACCCGGTCGAGATCAAGTGGTCGGCCTACGGTGACGGCTGGGAATACGAAGGTGAGACGATCACCTGCGCTCCCGACAATTACGTCCTGCAGGTTCAGCACCAGATGGCATGCACTGGCGCTGAGTATGGCTGGCTGATTGCGCTGCTGCGTAACGAGCCGCGCCGCATGAAGATCCCTCGCAGCGAGGAGATAATTTTTAAAATTAAATCCGAGGTTGCGAATTTCTGGGACAGCATCCGGGCAGGCCAAGAGCCCCCGGTGGACTTCGATAAGGACGGGGACGCCGTTGTGCGCCTGCTGGACTTCGTGCCCATGTCTGAGGTGACGCTCACCACGGAGCATGCCCACTTGTTCCAGACGTATCTGGAGAACGCTGCGATTGAGAAGGAGGCCAAGGCCAAGAAGGAGGCAGCGAAGACCGAGCTTCTGACCCTCAGCATTGAGGCGATGGGGAAGATGAACACGTCGCAGGAGAAGGCCGTCGTTAAGTGCGGCGACCACAAGCTGTCGATCAGCACCGTGAAGGCGTCGGTCGGCACGGAGATCACGGAGCAGATGATCGGATCGTTCTACGGCGCCCGTTCTGGCTACAAGAAAGTAACGGTGTCTAAATGATAAGGTACACTACGATTAGAAAAGACAGCGTGATGATGCGGGTCGACCGTATGTTGCTGGCACAGCTTCGCTCACTGGCTGGGCGTCACCCATTGAAACCCACCCTGCGCGCCACGGTCGAGCGCGCCATCGAACTCATGATTGAAGATCTTGAAGAGGAACTGAGCAATGCAAACAAGTAATCTTCCCGCCAAGCCGATGGATCGGTTCAAGCAGGAACTCGCCATGCGCGAGAGCCACCTGCGCAGCCTCCTGCCGCAGTCCATGACCGTCGATAAGTTCCAAGGCATCGTCGTGGCCGCCGTGGCTGACAACATGGACCTGCTGGAGTGTGATCGCGGCTCGCTCCTGAAGGCGTGCCTGAGCGCCGCAGAACTGGGCCTGAGCCTCAACAAGAGCATGGGTGAGGCTGACATCCTGAAGGTGTGGGACAACCGCCTGAAGAAGAACGTGGCGCAATTCCGGCCCCGCTATAAGGGCCTGATGAAGCTGGCCATGCAGTCGGGTGAAGTGCTGAAGATCGAGAGCCGGCTGGTCCACGAGAACGATGTGTTCGAGGTGGAAGAAGGACTGGACTCGCGCATCGTTCACAAGCACGGCCTGTCCAATCGCGGCGCGATGGTCGGTGCCTACTGCGTGTGGAAGCTGAAGAACGGCGAGACCCAGTTCGAGGTGATGAACAAGGAGCAGATCCTTGCCATCCGTGACCGCTCATCGGCCAAGACTAAGGACGGCAACATCGTCGGCCCGTGGAAGACGGACGAAGCCGAGATGTGGCGCAAGACCGTGGTTCGCCGGGCCAGCAAGTATATGCCGCTCTCGACCGAAGCGCAGCGCGCCGTGGCCGTGGACAATCAGGCGGAAGGCGTGATCGAAGCTGACGAGTATGCCGGCAGCGAGGTCGACATCACGGACTTCGATGAGACCCCGGCTGCGGAAGTGCAGGTGCAGAACCTCGAAGAGAAGCTGGCCGCCAAGACAACGGCAGCGCCACGCCAGAAGAAGGAACTTCACATCGACATTCTGGAGCCGCAGGAAGAAGGCGACATGGTCGATTGGGATGGCTGGTGCGAAGCCGCATGCGACATCGTCGCGAAGCTGACACCGGAAGAGCGCGGCGAGTGGCGGGAACTGCACAACGGCTATCTCGACGAAGCCGAACTGATGGCACCGCGCGGCGCCTTGAAGCTGCGCAAACTGTTTAACTGAGGAGAGAAGACATGGCTAAGAAATACGATCTGGTCGTCAAGGTTGGCGAATACACTGACGGCCAAGGCCAGACCAAGGGTCGCTTCAAGAACGTCGGCGTTGTGATGGATGGGAAGAACGGCCCCTACATCCTGCTTGACCGCACGTTCAATCCGGCTGGTGTCGGCGGCAACGATAGCCGCGAGAGCATCATCATCTCGATGTATGAGCCGAAGCAGGAAGGTGGTCAGCCCACCCAGCAGCGGTCGGGAGGGCCCTCGCAGCGCCCCGCTCCGGCCCCGCTGGACGACGACGTCCCGTTCTGAATGATGAAGCAGGCGGCCTTAACGGGTCGCCTGCTCCACCTGATTATAGACCCGGTTGAAGCGCACGAACTCACCGTCGATCCGCTCCCGAAGAACCTCAAGCCGCTCCGCCTTCGTGCCCTCATCTATGTCCAGATTTTGAATGCGCTTGCGCTCTTCGTTCAGCTTTTTAACCGCCGCGCGCGTCGAAGTCAGGGCCGACTGAATCCGCGGGCTGGTTTCCGTCGGAAACTTTTCAATCAGCGCCCGACGCTCAGCCCCGGTCGAATCCTTCAACTGCTGGTTCACAACGCGCGCCTTCTCTTCGCGCTCGTAATACTCACCGACGTTCCTGCCCTTGCCCGGCTGACCGACAAGGCGCCGGACCACAGGGGCCGCCACAGCGTCGCCTTCGCTTCCCGTCCGGTAGAGAGACTTGGCGAGGTTGGTCACGCCACCAAGGGAGAACTCTAGGAGATACTCGAAGCTCTCGGCGGGCACGTTTAGGTTGCCCTTAACCTTGCCCTCACCGCCGGTTATGTCATTCAAGAACTGAGAGAATTCCTTGTAGCCTTCGGGCGTGTTGTATCGAGCCACGGAGGCGTATGACTGCCCCTTGTCGAACGGCTCATTGTAGATCGGCTTGCCCATGAAGTTCTCATTCAAGGCGAGTTCCGTCAGCGGTTTGAACACGGTCGGCGTTGCCGCCCGGGCAACGGAGCTTGTGGCATTGCCGGCACTGAACTGCACTGGAGAGAAGTTCCCGAGCGCAGCGGTCACGATATCGATCCCAGCGGCGCCAAGGTCGTCACCGCGGCGGGCCGCGTCCATTGTCCGGGTGGCCAGATACGGGAAGAAGCCGAAGCCATAGGGCATCGGGATCTTCACGTAGGTCTTACCGTCGACGGGGTTCATAATGATAAGGTTGCGCTCTTTCTCGTAGTCCGGGATCTTATCCCAGAAGAGTTTGCCGTCATCGTCTTCGTCGGACATCGCCGCGTTGGCAGCCGCGAGTGTGGCAGCCGTGGCCATCATACCAAGCAGCGCCGCCTGAGTGCTCGACAGCTTGCCGGTCTTGAACGGGTTGTTCGACAGCGCCCGCGCCGTGCGGACACTACCCTGAACCCCTGCATTGAAGAAGGCGTAAAGCGCATTAAGCAGGGCGCCAGCCTCGCCGCGCCGGTTGAAATCCACGGTCGCCTCACGGGAAAGCATGGCCGCCTGTTCGCGGCTCATGTTGAGTTCGAGCGCGGCACGGTAAGCGGCGAAGCGGATACCGTTCTCGAAGATGGCGTTGGTGTTTTCCAGAGCCCCGACCATAGCGCGGAAGCTCTTACTCGTGGGCTTCCACAGAGCGTCAATGGTCTGCTTAGCGCCCTTGGCATCCTTGATGTCCTTCAGCCTTTCGTCGAGCGTCTTCAGATCATCCTGAATGCGGGCGGCAGCCTCTTGCGGAGTCTCACGCTGTGCCCACGACACTGATCCACCGTCCAGTTTGAACTGCTCATACTGCTTGCGCAGGTTGGGATCCCCGCCTGCGCGGCCATACTCGAAAGCCGCGATAGTGCGGAACGCCTTCCTGTCCCTCGCGAACTTTCTGAAAGCCTTGGACAGCCCCGGAGCATCAGCTGCAAGGTTCAGCGCCGCAGACTGCAGATCGCGGAAGATGTTAGGCACAAAGAAGTCCGGGTTCGCCGTGGTGAACGAGCGCGACAGCAGGCGCGTCACCTTGTTTGAGAACTCTAGGAACGCATTCATCTGCGTCGGGTTCAGGTTCTTCGCAGCCTTCGCAAGCAGGGGATCGTTGATACGCACATAGAACGTATCGCCGCCGCGCTTCACGATCATGAAGTTCGGATCGAAGGGCGATGGACGCTGGGGGTTCCCGTTCTTATCGCGCGGAGGATTGCGGTCACTGAAGACGCGCCATTCATTGGACGGATTGCCGATGAAGAAATCCATCATCTTCTGGCCGACGCGATTGCGCTCGCCGCGAATGATGCGAGCGCCGACGTCAGAGACGAACGTGCCATACGGGGAGAAGGGCAAAGTCTTGCGACCGCGACGCTGACGCCACTCGTTCTTGGTGATGGAGAAGCCAGCGCCGCCGGACATCATCTGCTCATAAGCATCCCCCTGATCGTCCATCAAAGCGAAGTCGGCGTCAGAGAGGGATTGCCCCGGTTTGGTGGCACCCTTTACCGGAACATAATGAGGGATTGCCTTGAACATTTCGTCGGCAATCTTGCGCGACTTCACGCCGCGAGCAACGTCGTTGTCCAACGTCCACTTCACGGAGTCCCGATGCACCTTGGCAATGTCTTTCCAAGCCTGCCCCTTGGTTCCGTTCTCCAACTGATCCGTTTCTTCAAAGGCATCCTTGTTGGAAATGCCAGACGCGGACAGCAGCGGCGAGCCCGTCTTTTGATATTCAGCGAGGATGGCCGCATCAATCGCCGGGTCAGGGTGTGACCAGCGCGGCTGATCCGGGGTCCAGTCCCGCTCACGCTGGTTCATGTCGAAGTTTGGATTCGTGCCATTGACCTTGACCATGAGGGTCGGGTCGCCGTCCTTCTTCCTGACAAGACGACTGATTTCCCGCATCTCAAAGTCGGCGTTTATTTCCGGAGCCGCCTTGGAGTAGAGATACAGATCGATGTCGTTCATCCCGAAGCCGGCCTCGCGGGCGATCTCCTTGATCTTCTTACCGAAGTCCCGCTCGAACTTTTGCATCAGTTCGCCGGCACGGCTGTCGAACTTACGTGCCGCCTCGTAGAAACCCTCAAAGCCAGCGGCCAGTTGGCCAAGGCTCTGCACAACGCGCAGGCGCTCAAAGCGGTCAACCAGCTTGCGAGAGTAGCGTTGAGCGCGCGTTTCTTTTGGCAGCACGACGCCGGGCTGCGGCGCTGATGGAGGCTGCTGCGGCGGAGGCGGAGGCGTTGGGGTTTTTGGCGGCGGGGGCGGCGCGGGCGGAGGCGTCGGAGGTTTTGGCGCAGGGGGCTGTTGCGGCAGCGGAGGCGAGGGAGGCGCCGGGGGCTGCTGCGGAGGTGTTGGCGGTGCGGGCGGAGGCGTCGGGGGCTGCTGCGGAGGGGGCGTTCCAACACCAACACCGGGCGCCCCAAGGACGCGCGCCGCACCAGTGGTCACATCGGCAACGTCTTGCTGACCTTCAGGAATAACCCTGTCGGAAATTTCAATCAGTCGAGCCAGCGCATTCTGGTCCTTGGGCCCAACACCGAGCAGCTTGCCGATGTAGCGCACAAAGTCGGTGAACGCATTACCCGTCTTGGTCGGGATGGTCTTCAGATAGTTCTGGAAGTTGCTATCAGTCAGGCCCCATGCGAGAATCTCGTTGGGGTCTTGACGATAAATCCTGTACTTCTTACTCCATCCGAGCGTTCCTGCTTTCTCGTCTTCACGCATTCTCTTTGCGATTACTTTAGACAGAGATTTTAAATCTTCAACCGCCTTGCTTATATTGGAATCAGGCGGAAGCCTATCCTGATACGTGATGCCAAGAGCGGTCACAGCATGAATAAGTTCATGCGCCAGAAACCGCTCAGAGACACCGGGGTTCTTAAAATCCATACCACCAACAACGACACTCATAGATGTGTTCGATGGACTCCATGCAGCTACGCCGCTCCAAGTTGGATTAAGATAGACTCCGGGAACACCCTCCTTGTTCTTAGTCGCAACGCCAATGCCGAGCCGTATCCCGGCCTTCTCGAACTCATCCAAAATGTTTGCAACGCGCGGCATGATGGTGCGAGTGGTGTCGAGGACCGCAGTCTTACCCAATTGGCGAGCCACCTGCGGCATCGTCTTGCCGCCGATCATCTTCTGAATTTTGGCAGTCGCAGTCTCTGCAGCGGCAAACTGCTCAGGCGTAATCGGCCCGACGTCATCAATCGGAGTGGCGGATATAGCCCCACTCGGAGGTGTTATATTAATTGGACCGGACGGCGTCTCGACAGACGAAGGCGCAACGGCAGCGCGCGCGGCAGGCGCAGATACAACCGGAATAGATTTGCCCTGAAAAAACGCCTCAGTGAAGTTATCCGACGACGCGCGCCCGCCTTCGCTGACGAGGCTCGAACCAAAATCAAGAATCTTTCCGTCATTCAAAGATCTTGCCCGCTGGCCACTGCTACCAAAGACATGAACTGGAACGGGTTGATCGCCATTGAGCTCCCGAATCACCATCATGCGATGGCGACCGTCGTGACCGCTGACCTTGCCCGTCTCAAAATCTACATTTAAGAATGGGGAGCCTACAGGTTTCCCTGAAGAGATCTCCTTGGTGAGATAATCAAGGCTACTCTGCTTCGGCGCCTCCAGATCGGCGGCAAGTTCAAGAAACTTGGACGGCCTCATCATCGCTGTGAACCCTCTGTAGTCCACATTCTGATTTAAAGGCACCTGACCAATGCCGGATTCCTGATCGAACGTAACAACGCCAACCTGCGAACGCTTCTCTGTGTTATCGGGAGCCGGCGCAGCGGGAACCACAGGTGCGGGCTCAGTCTCCGCCGCCCGCGCAGATTCGCCACCCTGACGTCGAGCAAACTCAGCCTCGATCTCAGGCCCAAAGTTTGCCGCATACTGCTGCATCTCAAGATCGCCGGGCGTGTCACCGCGACCTTCGCCAGCAAGATAACGCTCAACGTAAGACTGAGGCGTCAACCCGGCAGGCGTTTCAACCGGCGGCGTAGGCGTTCCCCGCGTCGCATCCCACTCCTCACGGGGGACGTACCGAATGCTGCCATCCGGGCTTTCAATGATTACCAGATCATCTTCAATGATGACGGTATCTTCAGGGCCTGCGATAACAGGGGTGGGGCTGGGGCCAGCCGTAGGCTCAGTAGGAGCGCCGAAAGGCGTAACCGGGACGCCGGGCTCAGGCTCAGGCTCTCCAGTCGGCGGCGGCGGCTCTGCTCCCGGCTCTGCTTCCGGCCCACGCAGGCCGCTAATACCACCAGCCCCGCCGCCCATCGTACCGCCAAGGATCAGACCAGCAGCCGCGCGACCACCGAGACCCTCCGTCAGAGCGACGTTCGGATCGATGGCCTGAGCGCCAACATTCTCAGCAACGCCCTGACCAGTTTCCTGAACCAGTTCGGTGCCGCCTTCACGGATAGCGCCCTCAGCACCGCCGCGAACAACGCCACGGCGCAGGCCGCCTGTCAGCAGCGCGGCTTCAAGACCAAGCGGGCCAGTGGCGGCTGCAATCGGAGCGGCGATGGCGGCAGCGCGGCGGGCTGCGGAAACAGCGGCAGCCTCAATAGCCTCTTCCGGCGTTGCGCCAGCGGCAATCGCCTCGCGATAAGCAGTGGACCGCGCGACAGCCTCCGGGGGCATCTGCTTCACACGATCATAGGTGGTCTGCGCCGCGTCGCCACCAACGATGGCAGCTTCGCCAGTGGCGGCGCCCGCCAGAGCGCCACGCTTTGCTGCCTGCTGGCCAATCAGACGCCCAGCCAGAGCGCGACCAGCGAGACCGGCGCCGCCCGTACCAATCATAGCCGGCACCGTCTGAGCAATGCCAGCGGCCAGCGACAGGGGATCGGTGAGCAGTTCTTTGGCCTGTTGCCCGAAGGCCGCAAGCTGACCTTCCTTCTCGGCCTCTGCCACGCGCTCTGCCTGCTGACGCTGGCGCTCACGGAATGCTTCCGTCTGGAGCTCTTCGCCGAACTCCTCAACGGCTTTGCCGGCGCGCGTGGAGATGTTATCCATGTCGCCGGTAGCGAGCCCGTAAAGGACACCCGGAAGGCCAATGACTTGGCTACCGACGCCGCGAACGGCAGCGCCACCTACATCACGGAGGAAAGAGGTTTCAGCTTTCGGAATGCTCGCGGCATTTGCCTGCACGTATGCGATGGCGTCCTGTTGGGTTGCCCCTTCAGGTGCGTTCACCTCATACATTGTTCCATCTGGGGATTTAACGCGGAACCTAGGCATGCCCGGACCCTATATTAAAACTTAATGGCTGACCACCCTGCGCCACCCTTCGTAGCGCCCGCGCTTGCGCCCGGAACCGCAGCCCGCCGACCCGGAGCGGGAGCAGCAGGGGTGCCGTCCGGCAAACGCATCTCGCCAGCACCAGCCGGGGGACGGCCAAACGTCTTTTCATAAACGCGACGCATGTCTTCTCTGCGCTGGAGAAGTGCCTTGTATTTTGCGAATTTAGCCGCGTCTATGCTGGTTTTAACACCCTTAGCCTGTTCGTAATCTGCCTTATACTCTTCGAGGGCCTCTTGCATTTTTTCGTCAGCCGCGATGAAATTTTGCTCGGCGGTGTACTGCTGATTAGCAGTCATTTCGCGCGCCCGATCACTGCCTCGGCGCCGGTTTTCTTCCGCTGATGATCGCGTCAAATCAAGATCAGCCAGCGCTTCCGCCTCCGCATATTTTGCTCCAACTGCCGCCTTCTTGGCGTTCGCAAGAGCCGTATCAACCGTGGCCTGAGCAGTCTCCTCATCCACGCCAGCCCTTATCAGGGCAGACTTACGGGCTATTGCCTGTGCTTGCAGCGTGTTCTGGGTATCAATTAAATTCGAAGCGTCGGTGCGGGCCTTCTCGGAGAG